TTTTTACGTCTATTATAATCTTCTATTTCAGCTTTTTGTTTAGCAATATGATCTTCCCAACCTTTTGCGGTTCTAGCCTCAGGGTGATCTTTTTTAAATCTTTCTAACTGGTTATAATGTACATTAAACTTTTTACCATCAGGTGTATAATACATTTGTTTATTAGATAGCAACTCATTAGCTTTTTTAGCATCTGGATATTTTTGTAAAAACTCTTCTACTCTATCTGGGTGAACGTTAAAATTTTTACCGTTAGCAGTGTAAAGAGTTCCAGAAATTAAATTATTCATATTACTTCGGTTGTGAATAGTCTTGATCTAGGTCTGATTCTTCCTCTGGATTATATGCTCTACCAGATCTATAAGCTTCTCTATTCATAATATTAACTACTTCATCTGTAGCGTATTTTTTAAATAAATGAGCAAATACTTCTTCTCTAGGACAAGGTTGTTGAGTCCCACATAGACCTTCAGGATTATTATAATCCCAAGCTTTAAATGATTTTGTTTCAGAGTTCCATAAACTTTTTAAGTGACCAGCTAGTTCTATTTGTTTTGGATCATCTCCATCATAACCAATCGCATCTTCAATATAAGCAGCATCTAAATTTTCAGGTCTACTCAAAACTTTATTCCAAAACGCAGTTGCTTCACCTTGATTTTCTTGTTGAAAGAAATTATCTACTTTAGTTTGTATCTGTGGGTCTAGCTTATTAGATACTTTATTATAATCAATCACGTTGTATTGACCATAACTTGTTACTTTTTTACCATCAACTTCAGTTATACCTTCTGTTCGTGTCATTATTTTAGTATCGCTAAGAAAAGCTTGAAAATTTGGAGTACCACTACCATTAATTAATTTTCCTTTATCGTCAAACTCTGCACCGTCTAAAAACTCCGCTCCAGTTATTATTTCTTGCATCTGCTTAGACATGCTAGGAGTTTGTACAAATACACTTCCTCCGTTAGCAGTCATTTGTTCTAGACCTCCACTATTTATAGAAAAACTATCTTTACCGCCAAATGTTGCGTTATCAACCATTGCCTGAATTTCTTCTTCGCTTTTATTAGGGTAATCTTTTTTAAATTGATTTGTCATTTTTTGCTTATCAACAGTAAATACCCAATCATAACTACCATCTGGTTGACCATTTTCATCTACACCCTCTTTAATGTCATAACCATAGCCATAAGCTGGAGTAAATTGATCTTTGCTTCCTAGAATATTTGCTGCTAAAATAAAATCACCACCTTGATTTTCATCAAAATTCTGTATATTTTCAAAACTAACCTGATCTAACATTGTCTCTGTAAAATCTTTGATAACAGCTGGTGCATTTCTTAATGTAGTTAATCTTTTTGTAAGTTCAGCACAGTTACCTTCAGCTTCACAGGGAGCATCAGGTCCAGTTGTTCTCATAGTAAGATCTCCTACTTCAGCACCTGTATCTGCAAAATAATTACCAATAGCACCTTTGGTAGTTTTATTACCATAAGTATTGCTTTGCACACCTGTCGTTACGTAAGCTTGATTAGCGCCTCTCGCGGCGTTAACTCTAGCGTCATTAATTTTTCTTTTTCTCTCTTGCTCTGCTTCTTCTTTAGCTATAGCTGTTTTTCTATTTTGCTCAATTTGTTGACCAGCTTTAACGCCTGAATCTATTAAGCTCTGATAATAAGGAGCGTGGGAGACGTATGTATATCTTGGATTTCTATATGACATTTTATATTTTTATTAATTCATCGCGTTAAAACCAGCATACATATTGTCAATGTTTCCTTGACTCATGCCTGTGTCTAACAATTGTTGATTTGTTACCGTTGTTGGTAGAGTGGAAGTGTTTGAATTTTGTCCACCTAAGTTACCACCCAAACTACTTAATGAACTAGTTATACCACCAATCATACCTGTTAAAGCAGCTGTTCTATCAGCTCCTGCCTGAGCAGCTTGTTGCCTTGCATTGTCTAACATAGCAGCTGTTCTATCGATTTGCATTTGCTCTCTGTTTTCTCTTTGTTGATAAACAAATTGTTTACCTTGAGCGTCTAAGTTCTGCATTCTTTCTGCTTGGCTCATTTGTATACCCTCTATTCTTTGTTTTTCAGAAATAATTCTTTGCTCTAATTGAGCCTCACCTTGAGCTCTCATTTTTTCATTAGCAGCTTCTTGTTGTTCTATACTTGCTGCAACTTGTTTTTTACTAGCAGCTGCTGCTTGAGCTAACGCGGTTGCGCCTCCAGCACCACCACCAGTTTGAGCTAATGTATCTAATGTATTTGCTAGGGCTATATCTGTTTGTTCCATTTGCATTTCTGCTGCTTGTGTAGCTACAGATAAATTAGCATAAGGATTACTAAACTGAGAAGAGTAATCAGTTGCCATACGTGATAAATCAGTAGCTCCTTCGTAAGGGTTTATAATAGGTTGTCTGTTTGCCTCTAAATTATTTAACTGAGACTGAAGTCTAGCGGCTTCTTTTTGTGCAGCTCGTTGAGCTCTTTTAGCTCTACTACCTCCTAGTATACCACCGACAACGCTTGATGCAACTCCTAATGCTACTCCTAATGCCATAATTATTTATTTATAAATTCACTGCTAGCGGCAAATAATGCTTTTGGTCCGCCAACATTTGTTGATTGATCTGTACTCATAGTTACAGTTGTATAATATCCTTTTATTCCCATAGTTTGATTACCCCATATAACTTCTCCTGGTATAGGATCTTGTGTGTTATTAGGTATAACCGCGTAATATTTATTTTGTTTTCTATCAAACCCAGCTCTATACTGAATTCCATTTTCTGAATATGCTCCTTCTTGATAACTATATATTTGATTATATACTACACCAGAACCAGCACCGTCTGCCTCTCTTACTTCACCAGTAGCATCATCGTTATAGTTTCTATAAACACCAGATCCTATTGGATATTCAATTTCACCTGTATTATCTGACTGTATACTTAATACGTCCCAACCATTACTACCTTCGTAGTTTATTGTTTTAAATGTTTTAACAATATTAGGATTAGGATTAAATACAAATTGAACTATAGATGGTTTAGATATATTATAAAAACTATTTCTAGATGTGTTGCTGTAATGCTCATATACTCTTCCAAAATTAGTTGAATAAAATTTACCTATACAACTAAAAATATTATTAGGCGTATATGTTGCAAAACTTGTCCACCCTTTAACTCTTTCGTCCCATGATAAAGTATAGCCAGTCGGTGTTTCACCTGTTAAATCTACCGCGTTGTTTATAATATCTTGTGATTCTGGTGATGTAGAACTAACAATATCGCTAGAATTTTGTATAGATAATACATAATTTTTATTATATATATCATAACCGCCTACTAATCTACCTGTTGGTCCTAATTCATTAAATCTATCTCTAAAAAAGTCTGTCATTCCAGCTACAGATATTTCTTGAACATTTGTGCCTTCCATTTTTAATACAGCATTTTGCTCTTTATCTGCAAAATATTTTGTATAACCGTAAACAGCAAATGATTCAGGATTTTTACCAATACCCCAATTACCTGGTACTGGAGTTATTTGACCTATAACTTGTTTTCCTGTAGTACTAATACCTAATCCTTCAGCAGTAAATATAGCGTCTTTATCTATTAAAGCTACATTTACTTTTCTTTCTTGAAACACTACTAAGTTAGTATCTTCAGCATATAATCTTTGTATAGTTCCACCAACTGGATCTACACCTCTAGTTATTTCTTCACCAACACTAAATTGATTTGTATTGTTTATACCAGTTCTAGCATTAAAAATACCAGAATAAATTACAGTGTTAGATAATCTTTGTTGGTTTGGATTATCTTCTACGATGTAAGCTTTAACTCCAAAGTCTACACTAGTATTATTAAAACCACCTCTAATTCTAGATTCTTCAATACACCAGTCTAATTCAGTTGAACCAGAAAACGTATTAAATCTAAAATATGGGACACCAGTAGCCAAATCAATATTACTTGTTTGCCATACTCTAAAACTACTTGCTGGTCCAGAACCTGCGGATGTAGGCAGATAACCTTGCTCAAAAGCGTAAGGTATATTACCAGGTACAAAAGCATCGCCAGGAAAAGCTGCTAATCCTGTTCCATAAACTCTTTTTAGATAAAAGGAATTAAAATAGTTTACGTCTATAGTTAAAGCCATTTAATTTATAATTACTTGTTTTTAATATTTATTACACTAAGCCGGTTCGCAAGCATCTGATATTACATTATATGTACCATCAGCATAGTCTATATACCAACCCCAAGTAGTAGGATTAGGACCTCTAGTAGAACATACAACTCTATATTCTCCTAATTGATCAAACTTATATCTAATGCCGTATGATGTACACTTAGGATCATTGCTAGATTTTTGAGGAGCTAAAACTACTATAGGCGCAGTAGAATCATATATACTACCGGCCATACCTGCTTTAGTTACAGGAACGCTATCTATATAACTCCATGCATCTCCAGAATTAGCTCTATATTGCACCACAAATTCAGTGGTAGGCATATCATTAACTGTAGGAGCAGGGTCAGTAATCCTTTGTGTAAATATTTTTAAATCTAAAGTTCCTTGAAATAAATCTCCTCTACCTTTTTCTGTAGCAGGACATCCAACGGGTGGAGCTTCATCATCAAATCCACCATCATTTGGAAATATAGATGTAGGAGTTCCTTGGCAAACATTAAAACAATAGTAAGTATTAGGATTTGAATTTGGAGGAACATTAAAAATACCTGTTTCAGGAGCACATCCCTGTGGTGATATTTGAGCACTAACATTGGTAAATCTAAACTCTCCATATTGCATAACACCACCAAAAGCAGGATAATGAGACTGTTCGTATTTAGTAGTACAATTTGAATTAGACCAAACACTAGGTGGAGTAGATATAGATTTTGGAGCTGGTTGAGTACCAAATGTTATTTCAACATCTACTTCAGCCGATAAAGAGCCAGTGCCTTCATTAGCGTCTTTTACTATTATTTTTAATAAATAAGGTGTATCAGCAACTAATTCAATTGTATTTTTTAATATTACAGATCCTTCGTCTGGACCAGCTATTAATTCAAAATCAGTAGTAGGAGTTCCTAAAACGCCTTGAACTTCCCAGTTTAATTCTTTTTTATAATTATTAGAATCTGCGCTACCATTTAATCCCCATAATGTTAGTATTTCACTTATTGTTATAGGAGGAGCAACAGGATAATCTGGATTAGAAGGTATTGTTATTGTTGTGCCTGTTACATTGTTACTGTAACCAGAATCATTATATATTTCTGGAGCCGCGTTATTTAATTTTATAGTTATAGCATCTGTTAGAATATCTGTAAATGATTCAGCACCACTAGTAGATTCTACCTGCAAAGAAGCGATATACACGTCTGATCCAGGATTAGTAGATGTTTCTCTAAACCAATAGTCAGATGTAGTTTTCATTTGAAATTCATTATTTGGACCTCCAATTGAAACAACCTCAAAATAATTTGCAGGTACTAATTGAACATTAGGAGATTGTTGAGAGTAAAGAGAAACAATAGAAACACTGGTTGCATTAGCAGTAGAGCCACTTCCATTTGTAAAATTAAATAAAGGTGTTAAGCTTGCTGGAGATCCTTGATTTTCATTAAATTCAAGAGAATTTATACTACAACCAACTACTCCATTATAATTACTACTTATAGAACTATTTAAAATTTCTAATTTGCCACTTAAAGTTGATTCCCAAAATATATCTAACAATGAAAAAACAGGTTTAGTTTCCGCTATACTCAATATAGGTCTCATAGATCTTAAACCAGGCTCTTCATCTACAGTTGGCCAATTAGTATCATGAGGTATAACAACACCGCCACAACCTTGAGGTGTTAATGGAGGACCAGCTACAATTGCACCAATAGGGTTTTCATAATTAGTTACTTGACCAATTTTCATAATAAAAGGATTTTGATCCGCCCCATAAAACGGCGCTGTATCTCCTACGTCTCCCCATGGAATTGATCCTGATGAAACGCTAAATACATTTCCACCATAAATTGTTGGTGGACTACTAACAAGAAAACATGAATCAGCAACTAACACTTCAGAATTATATTCTCCTTGAAATCCAGATTTTTGAACATATTCCTCTGTTGACCCAAAACCGCCAACTCCTTGAGTACAAGGCACAGAGTGATTAGTTACCTCATCTGTAACATAAGGCCAAACTGCTCTGTTAGGAGTAGTTCTAAATTTTTTAAATGGTATTGCTTGAAGCTCACTCTCTCTTACTGTTTCAATAGTTAAAACATTTTGTTGTAATTGATCAGGATAATATTGTGAATTTATAGCTCTAGGATATATATAAGGAGATGTAATTGGCCCTGCTGAAGGCGCGTTTTCTACTGTAACATTAGGATTATTTACTCTAATAAATAATACTTCATCACTATTAAATTCTAAGTCTGTAGGTCCAACTTCATCTAAACTTCTAGGAATTTTATTTACATTTTCACTTAATAAAGTTGCAAAGGCAATTTTACCTCTTTCAGTCTGTATTGGATTAACATCTGGACATATATTGGCTCCAGTTCCAGCTATTGTTTGGTTCTCTATACCATTCCACAATTGATCACATATTGGTAAGCCGTTTACAAAACCAGGTAAAAATACATTATAATATTCTTGCTCTTGTTGTTTTACTACAACTTTATACGTATACCAACCTAATGGATTAGCAGCGCCAGTTTGAGTTATTTCAAGTTCAGCATCACTTCCAAACACCAGACTAGGAACTCCTATTGTATCGCCTACTTCATAACCAGATCCACTAGTAACAATAATAAAAGATTCTATTGCTCCTAATCCATCTACTTCTGTAACACGTATTGTAAGAGCTTTACCATTACCTGTAGTAATTGTACTATAAGTTTTATTTGCTACAAAATTAGCACCAGCATTAGTAATAGATAAATTAACAACATGACCATCTTCTTTATATATACCTGGTTTTCCTTGAGAAGGATTTATTTCTGTTGCAATTTCTTCACTAATATCTAAAGTTAAATTTCTACCCAACCAATCAATAACCGGTTCATCTATAGCATCACTAGCTGTTCTATAAGGTACATAAACTGTTGACCCTTTAAATTCTTCTATTTGATCTAATGTAGATAAAATTACATCAGATTGTCTACCATAATAATCAGCTAATACAAAACCAACTTGATAAGTTCTGTTTTGTTTAACATTGCTAAACGGATATTGAGTAGCATAATCAGATGTCTGCATGTCTCTAGGTGAAAAACCAGCAGAGTATTCAATAGAACTTGGAGGTGTCATTCCTTGAAGATAATTACCGTAAACTATTCTATTAGATATTAATTCTTGACTTAAAGCTTTAATAGGCACTTTGTCATAAACTCTTGTAGTTTGGTCTTGAGGAAGTGTTTTATATGGTTTATTAGATGTATAACTGTATTTTAAATACAATCTGTTAGTTAAACCATTTATATCATCGTCGTATTGTATTGATTCTATTTTATCTTCTGTTTGCAAAGAAAGATCTAATGTGTCTAAAACTTTTATACTTTCTGCATCTGATTCTTTATACAATATATCTATAGAGTTTATTTGAAATCTTTCTTGTACTTGCTGTATAATGTTAGTTTTATTTGATCCAACAAAAAACGGTAATGGTATTTTTAAATCTATTGAATCTACATTGTTTTCAAACCACTCTAATATTGTGCTAGTGTAAGCATCAGTTTCATCTTGATAATAATTATATATTTCTGTTCTTTGTTCGCTTTGAAATGAATTACTTTTAGCTTCGGTTAGCGTGTTTGTTTGACCTAAATTAAATTGACCTTTTTGTTTAGGTATAAACATTATTTGACTAAAAGGAGCTATTAAAGAATATTCATTTTCTACAAACCTAAATCTATAACTAAATCTTACAAATTTATCATCTAAATACTTTGTGTCTCCGTCAAAACTAACATCATAGTTTTCATTGTCTCCAATAGAAATTTTATCACCAACCTGTAAAGTACAAGTTGGAGTATTTATATCTTCACTTAAAGTTAATGTATAAGCACTTAAACCAGTTTGTGTAGGCGGATTAGTTGTTGCGTTACCTACAGCAAAAGATATATGTTTTATTCTTAAATTGTCTGGAACTATAGATCCAGCACCACCACTTATCAATCTAACTAAATCTCCTATTCTAGGAAAACCACCCATTTCCCATCCGCCAGGATCACCACTAGGTAAATCCCCACCTATTTTTATTTGATCATTACTAATTAAACCACTTATGTCTTGTATAGAAAAATTAGGATTATATTTATCCGCCCTGTTTTCCATTGTTGTTCTAGAAAAATCAATACGAGCTCCATCAGGTAAAGATCCTGGTTGTATAGGAGGCCACACTTTAAATTCTGTGTCGCTTACAACTTTTACTACTCTAACTGGTGGAATAGAATTTTGTATAACAGATGTTGATGGTTCTGTTTTATCATTAGCCGTTACAATATCTCCGTATTTTATTTTATCATTAGGTACAGTAATAAATATTTCCGTATCACTTGAAGTTCCTTTAGGATCAGAAACTATTACAGTTTGTCTTTCCATAGGTATTAATGCTTCATAAGGATAATATCTTGCTACAGATATTTGACTTTCTGTAAAATAATAAGAAGGCGAATTAAAAGCTGATGTTACATTTATACGTCTTGGTTGGTTAAAATCATCTGTCCAAAATAATAAATCTTCTACTAAATTAGTTTGATTAATTGGTTTTTGTCTACTAAAATTTAACCAATAACCATCTACTATTATACTAGAAGTATTACTATTTAAATCAAGTCTTTGAATATAACAATCATTAGTATCATCTGCTCTTTCAGATGTTTGTCCAGGTAAAGGAAAATTAGTATTAAAAGTATATATTACATTTTTAACATCATCTACATGTACTCCAATTATATTATTTAATAATCCTTTTACAGTAGAGCTTAGTTCACTATTACCTAATATGTTTTCAAACTCACCAACAGTAGCGCCTTCTGATCTACTAATTAATAAATTAACAGCTGCTCGATATTCTCCTTGCGGTATTAATCTAGCGTCTATGTCTTGATTCATTCTACCTTGTAGAAAGGTATTTTTAATTTCTGCCATTTACTAACGTTTAATCCATTTAGACTTACCTCTCATTACTTGAGCTATTTCATCTAACTTAATATTTGATAATCTTATTTTAGCATTTCTTAATGCAGCGTATCTTTGTTTTTTATACTGCGGTGCGATAGCAGCAGTGCTTGTTCTAGTTGATAATATAGAATATAAAAGATGTTGATACATAGCTTCTTCAGCAAGTTTAGGTATTCTACTATCTAAATCATACGCTAAACCGTCGGATATATATTCTATTATTACTAATTGTCCTTTTAAATTACTTGAAAAAGATATTTTACCTTCACGCTCATTCATGTTAAACCAACCATTTGTTTGCGCATATTGAGGTTCCATGCCATATAATTCACCATAATTATAATACCAGAATCCACCATAGCCCCAATCATAACCCCACCAATCAGCACCTTGATTAAATAAAGAATTATTAAAGTTTTGGTTTATTAAATTAGTATTAGCTCTCTTCCATCTTTCTTCTGTAATTGAATTACCCTCTGTGTTTTCACCAAAATTATCTTGAGTAGGAACACCCACGCTATCTTGTAAAGGCATTTCATAAGGTGAATCAGTTAAATTATTTGTAGGGTATAATATATGTTGTACTCCTAAAGCATCTATTCTAGATATTCTAACATAGTTAACATAATCTTGAGGTAACGCTAAACTTAAGTTATGTGGAACTGTTAACTCTTGTGATTTAATACTTTTTAATGTATCATAACTAAATTCCTGCAAACCTCTTTTAGTGTGAAATATTACATCAGTTCTATCTACTCTAGGTATTATTTTATCTTGACCAACATAAGCAACCATAAAGTTGTTAACTAAGTCTTTAACTGTTATATAAGCATATCCTCCATAGTTTTGCTCTACAGTCATACCATAAGCATCTTTGTTTCCATAATTACCACCAGTCAATGTTTTTAATTGACAAACTAGTGTTTCTCCTTGTGGCAATGCTGCGTTTAGTTTAACCACATTATCTTCTACGGTATATTGTAAAACATACTCTGTGTAAGTTAAACCATTTGGACTACTGTAAAGTTTAAAATTATTTTTAGCGTAATTTACATTAGCTGGATCATAGTCACCAAATACTAAATCAGTGTCAAATGTAAATGTAAAATCATTTTGACCAGCTGGATCAGACACTGTAAATCCCTGCGCACCCGCGTAATATTGTTGATTAGTTTCGGTTATTAAACCACCATTTGGTTGTGCCATGTTTTATGATTTTGCGTTTTGTTCTTCTGCGGCTACAGTTTGATTAGCCACTTGTATTATTGTTGGATCATTTATTATAACCCCAGCATAAGATAATACTCTCATTATAATATTTGTTTGTTCTGATACAGCTAGTTCAAAATCTACAGAAGCAGATGTAGGACCTACAGGTTGAAAAACATATTGACCTAAACTACCTACACCAAAAGACCAGTTAGGATCAGCTGGTTTTTTTAAGTAAGATATAGTTATATTATCATTTATACTAGTTGGATAAACATACAGTTTGTCTTCTTCATATAAATATATAGGAAAATGTTCGTTAGGTTGAGTTAACGGGGAAAGTAATATTTGTGTTAACTCGTTTCTTTGAGAATATTGAGTAAGCTCTTGACCTTTATAAAAAACACTACCTACTCTGTAAATGTCAGTAGGTACTAGTTCAAAATAAGGTCCAACAAAATTTGTTGCACCTGTTCTTTGAAAAAATTGTAATTTTTGCTGTATGTTTTTTACTCTATTAGAGTACTCTGTATCATTTTGTGGTACACGATATTGTTGATTTAAGCTTTCAAAATAACCCTCAAATATATCTAATTGAACTTGAGCTGATACTTTATTAAACTCATCAGGTGTCATATATCCTCTCTGTTGTTGATTTAAAATTAACAACACGGTTTTATATACAGTGTTTACGTTTACCATTATATTTTTATTGTTTAATATAGAGGCGGACGAATCCGCCCCTGATATTTATTATAGTCTTTTTTCTATAGACTTATATACTTCTACTCCTTCATCAGTTTTAAACCATGATGCTAAAGCTGAATATGGATTTTCATCAAATGGAACAGCCATTAACTTTCTGTCATTGCTTCCCCAATGGAAAGATCTTTGATCAGATGATAACTTAATAATACCAAGCTCTACAGCGTTGATACCAAAGTTTCTTAACTGTACATTATCATCTTTTGCAAGAGCTAAAAATAATTGAGGATTTTTCTTAGCAAGTAATAATAAATCTCTTTTTAGTTCTTTAGATGATAAAGATGAAACTTTTGAACCAATTTCTACCCTAACTATAGCTTCTGCGTGATCAATATCCATGTTTTTAGCAGCGTTTAATGCTTCTATTTCAAACTCTATATCTTGTAATTGATCTTGAGCAACTCGTTGAGGTATGTGTTCACTATACTTTTTTCCACGCATTGGGTGGTAAAGTGAAAGTAATTTTTGTAAACCAATATTTTCTTTAGGTACAGATAATGTTCCGTCTCTAAAAATTATATGTCCCATTGTTACTTGTCCTTTTTGTTCATCAACAAACGGTGAACTCATGTTAGTAGCATACCTAAGTTCTCTTTGCGTGTTTTTATCTGGATCAAACCATAATAAAGGATGTCTTCTAGTATGCTTACTAGGTATAGTAAAAGTAAGAGGCTCTTTATTTCCTTTTAATAAATAAGTTCTATCTTTTATTTCCCAGCTATCTTTTTTAACTGGTTTTACTTTTACAGGTTCTGGAGCAGTTACTACTACTTCTTCAACCTGTTCTTCTTTTTTCTTTTTTGCCATAATATAATATAATTAAATAAGTTAAAGGTATATGGGCGCCGAAGCGCCCTTACCTTATAATAGTTATACTCCTTGGAATAAAACAAAGTTGTTAGCAGCTTGAGTTACTAAACATCTTTCTGATAGGAAGTTAACTTCCATAGCATCAAGATCTGAAGTAAATGCTCCACCTGCAGAACCTGTTAACCAAGACTTCATTCTTCTATCATCACTTTGTGACGCTCTATATCTTACGTGTAAGAAAGGACGTCTGATGTTAGTACCAAGAACTTGATCGTATACTGTAGTAGTACCAGCTGGTATTAATACACCTTCAATAGAAGCAGGACCAACCATACCACCACGCGTAGAAGCGTCGTTTAAGTATTTCCAGTCTGTTTTATAGAAGTCATATGAACCTCTTCTGAAACCGCTAAAACCTAAGTTTAACGCCATTTCTTCTGAGTTTTCAAATAAACCAAAAGCAGTACCGCCTGCAGCACCTGAAGAAATGTTAGCTAACATATCATCAAATTCTAAAGCAGTCTCTCTATTTAAGAAAAGCATGTTCTCTTCAATAGCACCTTGAGTATCTAGGTTTCTAAGGATCTCATCAAAATCTCCAATACCTGTAGCTGTAGAGAAACCAACTTGCACATTACCTCTATCTTGGATAGCAGCAAATAAACCTTGAGAACCAATAGCTCCTGAAGCACCACCAGCAACTGCAGAACCTGCAGCAGTTAATTCTGATTCAACGCACATCATTTCTAAATAGTCTTCAAATCTAAGTCTAGTTTCAGATTCAGCTTTTAGATACCATAAATATCCTCCTGTTCCGTCTTCTGTAGCAACTTCTACCCAACCAATTTGAGCCATATCAGAACCATTAACAACATATTTGTTTCTAATGATGATAGGGTTGTTTTGGAATTGAGTAAATGCAGGGTCAACACTAATGTATTGTCCGTTTGCAAGAGTTGAAGTAGCACCAGCTCCTGGTACAAAGTTAGGAGTAACTGATCCTTTTGCATATTCAGCACCGTAAACAAATACTTTTACATTACCTACTAAACCAGCACCTGCAATTGTAGCAGCAGTATAAGGTTCAACAGTAATAGTACCAGCACCTGGGTCAGAAACAGATACTAACGCTTTTACTTCAGCACCAAAATCGTCCATAATTACTACAGTCGCTCTAGCAGAAATAACGTTGTTAATATCAGCAGCACCAGTAGGGTTAACGTTAATTACGTTACCAGCTACAGTACAACCATCATATGCAATGTGTAATCTATTTTGTTCAGACCAGATTACTTGGTCACTTGTCATAGGAAGTTCAGCACCAACCATTCTTAAGAATCCAGATAAAGTTCTGTTACCATATCTTTCAACTTCTTGTTCGTAGATTTCCGGTAAATACTGCTGTGCAAAATCCGCAAAGTTAGCAGCTCCAGCGTCTGTCCACTGTAAATAGTTAGACTGTAAAACCTCCTGTCTTTGAGATGGTACAATAGTACCAAATTGTGGGGTTAAAGCCATTTTTATTAATTTTAATTGTTAAAACTTCTCTTTTTAATTCTAAGTTTTGACGAATCCGTACCACTGACAGCTTTGACTTTAAAACCTTTTACAAACACATCCCCACCGGCAACTTGCCTCGGCGCATTAGTATCAGGGTTTTTAGAGCCGTCCACAACTTGTTTAATACCGTCAGCTTTACCTTGCTCATAAAAATGAGTGGCTAGTTGATCAGCATTCATAGCTGTGTACATAGCTTTATGATAACCAGCTGTATCTACCATATTACCTTTATCATCAACATAGTTGTTAACAAAGTTATTAATATTAGACTGCTTATCAGCAACAGCGTTTGGATTTTTAACGTTATATCTAAATTTTTGATCACCTACTTTAAAGTCAAAACCTTTGAAATCTTCAGAGAATAATTTTTTAGTATTGTCTTGAAATCTTTTGTGCTGTTCTTCAACGAGTTTTTGTTCGTCATTATATCTATTGAAAAACTCAGTAGCCTTTTGTTGATCTTTACTAACATTATTACGATTTACTATTTGATCATAATATTTTGTTTTTAAAGTATCTAAATGATTACGAGCTTCTGCAATAGCTTCTTTTTTAGCGAGTTTCTTTTTTCTGATGTCTCGCTCCTCATCAGCATCCTCATCAAAACTAAAACTGTCCTCTAACATAAAGGAAACTTCGTCGTCGTTTAAATGTGGTTTTGTATTTTTATAATACTCCCTTAATAATGCGTTTTCATCTACATTGCTATAGTCTCTATTTAATCTTACATAATCTTCTAGCGTGCCGCCAGTTTCATTCATAAAATTAACTAGTTTATCTATATTTTCAGGAAGTTTAATTTCTTCTTTTACTTCTGGTTTAACATCTTGGACTTCAGTTGGTACTTCGGTCTCACTAGTTTCCTCAACACGTTCAATGGTTGCTCCTTCAGGTTCATCTGTATTGACGACCCGTATTTCTTCGTCCACTTTCTTGCTATCTCCGGGTGTTTCGCCCACAGGAACCTCCTCTGTTTTTCGCTCTTGAACGGCATCTTCTTTGGGTTTTTCTGTTAAATCCATTTTTACAACTTCAGGTATAACTTCACCTTGAGCTTCTGGTTTTGTTAAATCAACCTTAACTGGCTCATCATTAGTTTTACTTAAGTCTTTTGTTTTTCTTTTAGGTTTAGACTTTATTTTAAAGTCACCTTCTTGTTTGACCTCAACGGCCGCTTTTTGTTCTGCCATAATAAAATATTATATAATTAATTAAAAACTATTGTTTATTCTCAAAGTCTATAGGTAATAAATCATTGTTTCTTTGATCTATCATAGCACTTTGCTGAGTACCCTCTAGCTTTGTTCTTTTGTCTTTACGATCTTCGATCATATTTTCTTTTTGCTTCATAGCTTCAACTTCCATTCTTTTTAGCTCCATGTCATACATGTGCTGTATTTCCATTTCTTGCTTTTTTAATTGAGCTTGCTGCTGCATTCTTTGTATTTCCATTTGATTTTTAGCTTGTTCATATTGAACATTAGAAGCAGTTAAAGCTTGTTGTTTTTGCATTTCAGCTTGTGCTGATCTTTCGCTTGCTTCTGCGTTTGCATCTGCTTGAGCTTTAATATTAGCTTGCTGTACTTCTTGATCGCGTCTTTGTTTTAACTTACGCTTTTGTTTTAACATTTGATTAGCAAGTTTTAAATTTTTAACTTGTCTAATATCAATAGCATCTTCTAAATCTATACCACCTTGCTGTAAAGACATTTGTATGTTTTGTTCTAACATAGCTTTCTCTTCTTCTTCAGGTTCTAGTTCTAAAAATATTCCAAAATCATGTAGTGCTAAATTTTGTATTTCACTTAATGTACCCACATTGTAAGTAGAAATAGAATTTTTTAATGAGTTAAGTGTTAACGGGTTTTGTAATGAGTCGCTGATTTTTAACGATATATTTTCACAAGTCCTTAACGTTAGCCACAAACTAGCTGTTAATATATGTCTTGTAGCTGTATTAGAGGCATTAGCCGCCATTTTTTGCAAACCAACTAATGTATCTTTTTCTGGTAAACTACCATCTCTAGCTTCATTTAAACCGGTCACATCTCTTATTAACTGTAAATAATATTGATAAGTACTTATTAAACTTTGTATTTTAGCACCACCACTAGATGTTTGAAGTTCTTGTATAGGTACTTTACCAGGATTCATATCTCCTTCTTGAGTTAAAGATCTACCAACTATACTACCAGTTTGAAAATACATATTTAATGCTTCAGCTGGATTATAATTAGTTCCATTACCTAAATCTACTTCGGCAAGACCGTCCATGTCTAAAAACACACCATCTGGTACCATTCTAGCTATAACTTGTTGTAGCTTTAAATGTGTTATTTGTATCATATCAGCAAAGCCTGTAACTCTACTTACTAAACTTTCAATACGCCCTTTATACATTCTTGGAGCACATATTGTATAACTCATTTCTACTTTTGTAGTATCTGCAAAAGGCCTAGTCATGTTTTCTGAAAGCTTCCACTCAATAAGTTGATTGTTACCTATAATTTTAGCTCCTTCATATAGTACTTCTATTTTTCTTTCAATACGTTCAAAGTTATCATTTTCAGGTGGATTAAATGTATCATCTTTTACTAATGCTTTTTGTAATCCTTGATCTGTTTGTTTTATTTTAAAAACTTGAGTGTTATAAGTTTTGTATTCAAAAAATAAAACTTGAACAGTATTAGGATCATATGTTTGCCAACCATACATTGTTTGTGAACTATAACCTTGTGTTTGTTGTATTTTTTCTAATTCAGCTTCAGACAAATTAGGAAATCTTTTAGCTATTTCTGGTATTGTCATTGCTTTAACTTCACCTACATAATATATATCTTCAAAATTTGGATCTTCTGTGTAAGAATATATTAAATAAGCAGGGTCTACATAATCTACTGTTACTCCATTAGATTTGTTCCAGCTTGTTTTTACAGCACCAATACCCAATGTAACTAAATCTTGATTAAATCTTTTTCTTATATTATTAAATCTATTTTTTGTAAGCTCATTATTTATAACTTCTTCTTCAGCTATTTCAATAGATTGTTTATAACTTAACTGCATGTGAAGATCTAATTCTTCTTGAGATTCTGGTAATTTTGTTTGATCTGTTTGATATTCATTTATACCAAAAGTTCCCTGCAACTCATCTAAATATGGTTTTGCAGCCATATCTTGTAATATAGCTGTAGCATAATCAGTTCGCTTTTTTAAAGCTACTGGATCTTGAGCAAAAGCTTTTATTTCGTAATCTTTATTAGATAAACCGTTAACAACAATATCAACAAACTTAGCTATAATAGGAACAGGTTTCCAGTCTAAATTAAGATATGATAAATCACCATTAATAGATAATTCATCTTTATATTTCTGCACTGGTTGTTCGCCTTTAGCATATAATCTTCTTTGATGAAACAAGTTATAAGATAATGCAAAACGTGTACCATTACCTCCTTGTCTCCACCATTCTGTTTCAATAGCTTGAGCAACTTGTCTACCGTATTCGGGAGTAGCTTTTTCTGCATCAGGCACTGTCTGACTTGGAAAAGTACTAGAGTAGTTTGTTGTAATATTCATTTATTTAATTATTTTTGAAACTAAACCGCTGTTGTTATATTTTTTTATACCTAACTCAACTGGCTCTCTTTTTCTTCTACTAACAGGAGCATATCTATTTTTATTACATGCCATTAAAGCTAAACCAGAACTAATAGAAGCATCATGTGTAGTTCTATTATTTATATCAAATCTAGCCCAATCTTCTAATGTTCTTTGAAAATATATATCTCCATATGAATCTCCATTAAAACCAACCATAGTTTCTATATAAGATTCTATAGCAGCTGCATGAGCTTGTTTTATATCTTCACTTGAATTAGGTATTCCACCTATTTCTTTTTCAGTAACAGATAATTTGTTCCAAACTTTATCTGGTCTATTCATAGCAAAACCTCTATATCCTCTTCTTTTAAAATGATATAAAAGTCTTGGTTTATTATTTTCTACTAATATTGGCATGCCGTAAAATACACAAGCCATCAATACATCTTCAAAAAATATTTCAGCAGTTTGTGGTCTAGCTATATATTCTAAGAAAAAATGATTTGCTGGCGCATCTTCCATGCTAAATTTTGTTAATCCATGTAAAGAACCATTAGAACCTCGTTTATCTACTGTTCCTGATATATCATAAGGATCACATCCAAACGCGCCCATGTGTTCATTACCTGGATATTTTACACCATTTTTTTCAATGTATCTATTTTGTATCATAGAATTAGGAACCCAAGTTATAAAAAACCTGCCTTGATTACTAGGATAAAACATAACCCTAGTATCTTTAATCCCACCTTCCCATTGAAAATTACCTTGTGTAATTAATTTTTTACTATTTATATCTTCATTATAATCAATTTGCTGATATATTTTTGTTAAATTAAACAATGAAGATTTTGATTCATCTCTAAAAGCATGCTTAGTTGTTCTTGGAAACTGTCTATAAAATTCATTTAAAGCATCAGCATCATCTTTTAAACCATCTACTTCGTTTTGCCAATAGTCAAGTACGCCTAAATATATGTCTTCGCCTTGCGGTCCTTCAACGGCTGTTTTTGGAGTGTCGAATACAGGTATGCCATGAGAATCAATGTAGCCTTCGTAGTTCCATTCCATAGGTATGAACAAACTATATAGTCCCGAGCGAGTCTGTCCATTGGCGTTTCTTTGTGTGACGTCTGAATCATCATAAAGTTTTTTAAAGTTTCTACCACCTTTATCTAAAGCGTTTGATGTTGAACCCATCATACACTTTCCAACTATTCTACTACCTAATCGTAAGGTGGTTTTCGTAACCCTCCAGTTGTTGAGGATGTTGTTCGGCTTCTCCCACTTGCCGGACTCGTCGTGTACGAGGAGCTTGAGTTTCTCCCCATCGTAGGAGTTGTCGCCGGTATTTTTCCAGTCAATGGTCGTATCGAGCCCCTGTAATTCTGTTGTGGCTTCGTTGGCGGTAAGTTTACGACGGGTGAGCTTGGAGGCTGGGACACGGTAGGCAAGCTCGGTCTTGGGACGGTCCATTCCGTCCTGGATGGGTTTGAAAAAGAAAGGGTAGTTGACAGATATGGGTACCACCTTATCGGTGAACATGGTCTTTGCATCAGGCCCAGACTTGGATAATATACCATACCTGGAGTCACTTGATATGGTTGCCAAGTTAACCACCTCTCCTGAGGCCATGAAAGAAAACCCAGAACGCCTGTTCTTAAGGTAACACATCCCATAGGATCGTGGATCTGCCTTACAAGCTTCCCAGAAAATAAAGAATAATCTATTTGCGTCCCTGAAGTCTGGCTTCCCGACGTCAATCTTAGACCACTGCAAGTACATGTAATGAGTACCAGTAATATAAGTAGACTTGTCTTTATTATAAAACCAAAAACCCTGCTCTCTGCGATTAAATTCTTCATCAATGTAATCATACCATGTTTCTTTAAAATCTAACGGATATTCTTCCCAGTCAAATATTGTTTTTATTCTACTTAATTCTTTAGGGAGTGGAGTGTATTCCCATTTATTAGATTCAAATTTAACAGTATTTTCTTCTAACGGTAAAGCTATTTTTAAATTTTGTATTTCGTATATTTCGCCTATTTTACCAGTTCTGCTTATAACAATCATATCATATTCTTTGTTATAACCGTATTTCCACTTACTATATCTATTTTGTTGCTTTAAAACTTTCGGCTTTACATGATCTTTTAGTATAGTATATAATTCTTGCTTATACATTATTTAGACCTTCCTTCTGCAAAACCTTTAAACTCTTTAGGCTTCTTGGTTTCTTGTTCTACTTTACCTTCTATTATATTTTCTTCTTCATTAATTTTTGAAAGTATTTCAAAAGCGTCAAATATAGCTAATTTTTTTGTAGCAGCTGCATTTTTTAATCTATCAGCTGAAATATCTGGACCAAAGTCTATAATAGGTTCTTTTGCAACTTTTATTAATTCATCAACAGCTATGCGCCCAGCTTGGATTATATTCCTTTTGATTTTTTTTACTTCCATATTTAATTACAATATCATTAGATTTCATGCAATAAAGCAGCTCATTATCAACAACAAACTCCCATTCAGCACCAGGTTTAAACCCTATTACATCATCTAAAGCAATATCGCGTGCTTCTAACAAACTATTAGTATATTTTAATATACCAACATAAGGAGTTGTTTTTTGATGCTTTAAAACATCATTATTTTCTATAGGTTTTATAAAACATCTATCACCAAAAGTATGCCATTTATTATTATTTTTATATAAATATATTTGATCTAATGATACAAAATATAAATTATCTTTAAAATAACTTCTACTGTTTTTCTTTTCACCTTGCATGTTATAAAATTTTCTAAAAATATTTTGATGAACAACAATAGTGTCACCTATTTTTATACTCGTTTTAAATGCTGTTGGTGTAGAAATAACTTTAGCATTCCTATTTACAAATTTCCAAGATTCAATTTTATTATTTAAAATTAAATCTTTTCCGTCTATTTGTGTTTTATTGTTATATGTCTCACCTATTGGTTGTACAATAAAATCGTATAAACTTTTCATTAATATTCAAGATCGTATTCTACTGCTATTGCCATTTGTGAATTAAATTTTTTCCACGGCAATACCTCGTCTTTTTTCTTAATATGTATATTATAAGAATTATCAACAGGCTCAAATAAAATATGAGAAATTATATGACCTCCATAAACCTCTTGACCCACGGAGTAATGCATGGCGTCATTTTTATAATCTGACCCAATACTAATTTTACGTATTACGTTACTCATCTTTGGTAGGTTTATGTTTAGTATAACTACCATCTTCTAGATTAATATCTATAGGACCATATTTATCTTCTAAATCATTTTTTAATTTCCCTTGATCTTGATTTACACCCGCTAACTCATGAAGCAACGCGTGTTTTTCTGTTTCTGCAACTCCTATTTTATGTAATAGTTGCGCTATTGTGTTTTGCAGAGTTAATATATTGTCTAACTCCTCTTTGGTTATTGCTTTTTTACTCATTATATTAAATTTAATTCAATATTTGGGGTGTTATAAAAACACCCCTTATATTATTATATATCAAATAATCCTCCGCTTATATATATCGGT